CGCGGTGGAGGTAGCTGACGAACCCGTCTTGGCTACAGAGACCCCGTCAGAGCCTCAGCAAACCGCATCGCAAGCTGAGGGGGAGCCGCTGGTTGAGGCGGTGGCGGAAGTGAACGAGACGGTTGAGGAGATTTCCAAGGCGAACGGCGGGGGCTGGAATAATTACTGGTTTAGCCACAAAATCGCGTCGATCGAGACCAATTCTTGACGCCGCACGGAACTTGATCTAACACTCTCTCGCCAGCCCAACCCTGGCGAGAATCCCCCCGGCGCCCGCTGACCCAACGCTTCCCCAGCGCAGCGGGCGCCGCTCTAGGAACCCTCGCCATGCTGGATTACCTCATTCCCGCCACTGCGGTCATTGTCGCGTTTGTCGCTATTGGCCTGCTCATCATGGCCGGGCCGCGGGTCTCGCAAGCCCTTTTTTACCCCCACATGATTGACGACGAGTTCATTGTTGCAATCGTGGCGCATGTCACTGAAACTATTCGGGAATTGGATCTTGGAAAAACCAAACGTCGCCACTCTCAGCACCTGATCGAGGAAGCCGCGCGACATGCAGTTGCGGAGATGTGGACGGCGGCGTTCCGGGGCAATTACAAACCAACCAGGACGTGGCCGCGATGCGTGGCGATCCTGCTGGAGGACGAACGTAAGGTTGTTGTTGACCTGTGGATCGGACACGATTATTACGAGCTTGAGATCCCGCGTCCGTGGGTAATTGATTTGGACGCGTAATCACGTAATTTACACGGCCTGTTCACAAGGTCGTGATATGCCTGTTTTTCAGGCTAAAATAGAGCCGTCGCACAACAATTGACCAGCGGTAACGCCGCTGTGAGAGTTGTATCAAAACGTCAGAAACGCTAGCAATATCAACGCCTTGCGCGGGTCCCTCTAGTTACTAGACGGATGGCAAATAAGGCGAAAATGTGGCGGGAATGTGGCGGTAATATGTCCTCGCAAAGTATTGATCAGCCCCCATTGATATCATTGGTAATAATCAGGGTCTGTAACAATTTTAAGAGCGTAATTTAACGCTCATTTTCAGCGATATTTAGAGCATATCCGCCAGAATAGGCCGCTTTGAGGCGCAAGGCTTTGAAAGCGTTAGGCTTTTGGCGTTATTGCTTTGTTAATCATGCCATCGTATATATGGGACATCGGCGGCGAAGAGGTCTGACCACCTCCCCGCCGCCTCACCTCGCAAAGGAGCTTGCGAAATGTCTTACTCATATAGCACGTCCACCGCGTCGGACAACGGCGCCGCTCAGACTGCCTGCTACGCACTCACCGGTCTGGCGATCACGCTTTCCGCTATGGCCTTTTGGTCCAAGGGGTTCGTCCCCGCCGTCCTGATGACCGCCGCCTTCGGCGCCGTGTCCTTCCTCCTCGCCGGATCGGTTATCCGCCTGGCCGAGGCGGTTGCCAAACGCCACCGGATCACCGCCGGTCTGGTTGTGGTCATGGCCGCAATCTGCCTCACGCTTGAGGCTGGCCTTACGCACTACGGGCTCGCTCATCTTAACGACGCCTACGCTATCGCCCCAACCTGGTCGCTTTGGCCCATGAGCTTCGGCCTGAGCCTCTTCAATGTGTTTAGCCAGTATACCTTCGCCCGCGAATTGAAGGCCCCCCGGCCCCGGATCGTGACGCCCAGCGGCCCGCAAGAATATGTCGAGCAGGCCGGCGATTACGTGAAGCACGATGATCGCATGACGGTCTGGGAACGCCGCATGGCGCAAGACCCAGAGCGGGCCAAGGGTACGGACCCCAAAACCGCCGCGATCCTCGCGGAGATCGGAAAGAAGGTAAACGCCGGCTGATCAACTGTCTCACCCCCACTAACCCCTCGGCCTCTGGTCGGGGGGTTTTTTTTGGCCTATATGTGAAGGGCGGTGTCAGGTTTGCTTGACTTTGCAAGATACAGGGCGCTTACAATGCGCTTACAACGCGATAACAACGCGATAACAACGCGATAACAATGAGGATGCAATGGCTTTCCAGAAAGGGAAATCGGGTAATCCAAAGGGCAAGCCCAGGGGCGCCAAGAACCTGATCATTGGGGACGTCAAGGCGGCGTTCCTGCATACGTTTGCCGAGATGCAGGAAAAGCCGGGTGTCCGGTTGATTGACTGGGCGACAGCCAACCCGACCGAATTCTACAAGTTAAGCGGCAAGCTGATACCGGCGGCCGTCCAGCATGAAGGGAACGTGGCGCTGACCGTGGTCACGGGCGTTCCAGGCGCAGATATGGATATGGGTGAGGAGTAACGTCATGGATCAGCGCGCCGAGCGAATGTTTCCTGCTCACAAACCCCAGGGTGACATGCGGCCAGATGGAACCAAGAAAGGAAAGGGCTGGCTGGGGGAGCAAACGCTGCGGTTTCCAGACGGCAGCACCGGAGTCGCTACTGAGTACAGCACTCAGTCAGATGCGGTCCAAGTCAATGGCAAGCGGCTTGATTTTCCCACCTTGGTGCCGACCCTGACAAAGGCTGAGCTTAAAACAATGTTGGAAGACGTAATCCCCAACAAGAAACCCATACCGGAAACGGTCATGCAAAAAGCCATTGAGCATGCTAAAAAGCGCTTGGCCGCCAATCAATCGCCGTTTGTGGACTGATGAACAAGGTGCTTCTCCACTATTATCCCAGGGAGTGGCAGAAGGAATGCCACCGGCAGCGCAAACGCTTTACGGTCCTGGCGCTACATAGACGGGCCGGGAAAACCGAGCTGGCGATCATGGAGCTGATCGACAAGGCCGCGCGGTTTGACAAGGATCTCGGCCTGTTTTTTTACATTGCCCCGTTTCTGAAGCAGGCCAAGGCTATTGCGTGGGCGCGCCTCAAGCAGCGTTGCGGCCCCCTGTATGATCGAGGGGCGGTTGAGGTCAACGAAAGCGAATTGTATGTGCGGTTCCGGCATAACGGGGCCACCATCCGTGTTTACGGCGGAGACAACCCGGACGCCATGCGCGGGGTGCGCCTGGACGGCGTGGTGATCGATGAGGTGGCGCAGATCAAGCCCGAGGTCTGGACAGGGATCGTGCAGCCCGCACTTTCAGACCGTATGGGATGGGCCCTTTTCATCGGCACGCCGGCGGGCGTCAATCTGTTTTCCGAGCTGTTCTTCCGGGCCCAGGAGCTGAGTGACTGGCACAGCGCGCGTTACACCGTGTTCGATACTCACAGCCTGCCGCCAAAAGAGGTGGAACGCCTGCAGCGAGATATGCACGAAGCAAGCTTTGCCCGTGAATACTTGTGCGATTTCTCGGCGGCCGGAGACAATCAGCTGATCTCGCTGAGCGATGTCCAGTTCGCCTCCCAGCGGCGGTACAAGATCACGGACTACGCCCATGCGCCGCGTGTTCTGGGCATCGACCCCGCCCGGTTTGGCGACGATCGATCGGTCATCTTCCCCCGGCAGGGGCTGGTGGCCTTCCCCCCGATCGTGCTGCGGGGTGTCGACAACATGGAGCTGGCGGCCAGGGTGGCGAACAAGATTGCCGAGTGGTCGCCGGACGCGGTCTTCTGCGATGCCGGCAATGGATCTGGGGTGATCGACCGCCTGCGGCAGCTCCGGCATAACGTGGTCGAGGTCTGGTTCGGCGGTAAACCCCTGGACGAAGCGTACAAGGACAAGCGCGCCGAGATGTGGTCCCTCATGTCAGACTGGATCAAGATAGGCGGGTCGATTCCAAATGATGTGGCGCTGAAACAGGATCTGGCCGCCCCGACCTACAGTTTCAACAGCGTGGGTAAGCGCGTCTTGGAAAGCAAGGACGAACTCAAGGCTCGAGGCCTGCCAAGCCCTGACCTCGGGGACGCCCTGGCGCTGACCTTTGCTGCGCCGGTGGCCGGGAAGACAGAACGCGAGCTGTTCTTCGAGGCTCATACCGACCGGCGCAAGGGCCAGGAATACAACCCGCTTGAGATGGTTTAAGAAAGTATTCGCATGGCGGTTGAAATTCGTGAGATAAAGGCTACTGACTGGATCGGCGAAGCATGGTCGCTTTTGGTGGATCATCGCGAAGAGCTGACGACCAACAAGGATCTGATGATCTTGAGCCCGGATGTTGAGACATACCTGCGGCTGGAAGACCTGGGCAGAATGCTCAGCCTTGCCGCGTTTGAGGGCGAGGAAATCATCGGCTACAGCGTCAACATCTTCGGTCAGAACCTGCACTATTCAGACCTGATGATGTGCCAGAACGATGTCCTCTTTGTGCGTAAGGATAAGAGGCAGGGCCCGACAGGCCTGCGCCTGATGCGCGAGACCGAGCGGCTGGCGAAGGAGCGCGGGGCTGAGATGATGCTGTGGCATGCCAAGCCTGGCACCAGCCTGGACGCAATCCTCCCTCGGTTGGGGTATAAGGTTCAGGATATCATTTACACGACGGTGATGCACTGATGGGAATTACGGCGCTTTTGGCAGCAAACGTGGGTTACACGGTGTACTCGGGTCAGAAAGCGGCTCGTCGTCAAAAGACGGCTGCAACGATGGCAACGCGCCAGGCTGAGGCGGCGCAGGCGCAGAGCGAGCGTGAGTTTAATCGAGCCAACCAGAAAAAACCTAATGTGGCTGCCATGATGGTAAAGAACCGAGCAACGGGCGGCGGCAGCATTGGCGGCACCTATCTCACCGGCGTAGGCGGCGCCCCGGCCACCGGCGGCATGCTGGGTCGAACAAACGTATTGGGATCGTAATGGACGCCAAGCTCAAGACACAGCTGCAGCAGCGGTGGGTCAGCCTCCAGACGGAGCGCTCGAGCTGGATCTCGCACTATCGCGAACTCTCGGATTATCTGCTGCCACGGTCTGCGCGGTTCTACCGGAGCGATCGGAACAAGGGCACGAAGAAGCACAACGCAATCTTCGACAATACCGCAACGCGCAGCCTGCGCGTGCTCTCGGCCGGCATGATGTCGGGCATGACCTCGCCGGCCAGGCCGTGGTTCCGCCTGGCGCTCCCAGACGAAGAGCTGATGGATTACGGCCCGGTCAAGGACTGGCTGGCGGACGTGCAGCGGCGCATGCTTAACGTCTTTGCCCGATCCAATACGTATCTGGCGCTGCACGCTGTCTATGAAGAACTGGGCGCGTTTGGCACGTCGTCGATCGTCATGATGGATTGCTTTGATAAGGTGATCCACCACTATAACAGCCCGACCGGTGAGTTCGCTCTGGCCGCAGATTACAAGGGGCGGGTCAACACGCTGTACCGGGAATTTGAAAAGACGGTCGGCGAACTCGTGAGTGAGTTCGGGTTTGAGAATTGTTCGCGCACGGTGCAAACCCTGCACACATCGGGCAATCTGGAAGCCTGGGTGCCCGTGATCCACGCCATTGAGCCACGGGTCGATCGGGATCCGCGCATGATCGATGGCAAGAACAAGCCCTGGAAATCGATTTACTTTGAGCCGGGCCGCGATGAAGGGCCGGACAAGGTGCTGCGCGAGGGCGGGCACGACCGTTTTCCTGCTCTTTGCCCTCGGTGGCACAAGATGGGCGGGGATGTGTACGGCTCAAGCCCGGGCATGGAAGCGCTCGGCGACATCAAGCAGCTGCAGCACGAACAGCTGCGCAAGGCTAACGGCATTGACTACATGACCAAGCCGCCACTGCAGGTGCCTGCGGGCATGAAGGGGCGAGACATCGACTATCTGCCGGGCGGCGTGACGTATGTGGACGCGCCAGGATCGCAGCATGCGGTCCAGACGCTGTTCTCGGTAAACCTGAACCTGGATCACCTGCTGATGGACATCCAGGATGTCCGCGAGCGTATCCGGTCCGCCTTTTACGCAGACCTGTTCCTCATGCTGGCGACGAGCGACAACACGCGCATGACGGCTACCGAGGTCGCAGAGCGGCATGAGGAAAAGCTACTGATGCTTGGCCCGGTGCTCGAGCGTCTACACAACGAGCTGTTGTCCCCCCTCATAGACGAGACCTTTGCCAAGATGCTGGC